GCTTGGTATAACGCGGGCGGGTTATCTGCTGTTGCTGCGTGGCTATACGCGCGGGACGTTAGCAAGTTTAATCCCAAGGCCATACCGTTTGAAACCGAGTTTAAGCGCTCAATGATTGAACAAGGTATGAGCGGCGCGGAATCCAGTATTTACCATGATTTGATCGAGCGCAAGGGCGAATTTAGCAGAGGTGTAATTTCTAGCCCATTCCAGGCACTCTGCGCCCGTATGAGTAACACGGGCGTAAGAGTACCCATGCCCGCGCTCATACATGCCTTAGCAGAGGCGCGTTGGGTTGATCTAGGGCTTGTTATGTGTCGCGAATACACGACTAAGAAACACCTATACGCCGCGCCTGAGATGGTTGCCAAGTACCCCAAGTCCGAATTGCGGCGTATGGTCGAGGAATTGCCCGCGACTTCGCCGCCACTACAGATCGTGAAATAGCATAAAGGGGCGTTAAGCCCCTTTTTGTTATATGTCAAAGATTATGATTATCAGCACTACTATTACGCCCGTAATCAAGGGTAGCATTTAAGCGCCTCCGCGAATATGGGGTGCACGTTATCCCAATACGCCTTGATCTGGCTAGGAAAAATGGGTTTGAAGTGTGCGCGTTCATCCATAGCCTTAACGTACACGTACCCGTGCGACTTATCGAAGTCGTGCACCGTGTACGCCGTGTTTTTTAGGTGCACAATATCGCCGCGCTCAACTGGTTGTCCGTTCGTATATTTAAGCGTCATTTTGGCCTGCTCCAATAAATTCGATTTCGTTAATGTCTATAACTAGGTTAGGCGTATCAATCAACGTCCATTCCGCATTGTCAGTGTCGCACGCCGCTATCTCTTGCGCCGTTTCATCATCCGGCGCGACGATGTCTATAAAGACCTTTTGGATGTACTCGCCATAAACTCTATAAGTTTTCATTTGAGTGCCTTTAAAATGTTGTTTTGCGCTTGTGAATTTTCAGTTAATAAATTAATGTACGCAACCCAATACGCCGCGTCAAAGTCTAACGAACCCGCCTGATAAGTGCCTGATATATAGCCCGTTAAATATGTTTTATTTGATGCTGTAGGAAAGCGCGCGAAGTCGTGTAGCGCGCGCTGTATGCGTTTGGGCGCAGCCGCCCAATTAGTTAAAAACAAAGCATTATTCATTTATTAGCATCCCTAAGTTTTTCCGCCATTGCCTGGGTTAACCCGTAGTAACTAGGGTCAACATCAAATCGCCCGCATTCGGACGTGTAAGCGTCCGTTATTTCCATGTCATTAATGACAAAAGCCCAAACTGGCGCGCCAGTCACGTCCGTTGTTAGTATCATTTGTTAGCCCCTATAAACAACGTGTTGGATTAATTGGACGCACTCAGACATCAAACCGCTTATTTCGCACTTATCGAACCCTAGGCTATCGCCTATGTCCCAATGAGCGCCGCCCTCCTGATTAGCGTCTAACCATTCATTTAGCTGTATTTCTTCGCTATCGCTCAAACCAGTGTAATCGCCATTGATAATGGCCGAGCCCCAATGATCAGCAACTATATATTCGTAAGTATCCATTTTCATACTGTCACCTCTTTAATGGCGGGCGAATCAGTACATATGCAAGCAATTCGCTCAAATTTAGGCGCACTATCTAATGTACAAGCAATTAAATTGCGCCCTGTATGTGTGTAGCTTTCAACGCGCATTTTGCGCCCCTGTACTTCGATAATTTGCCCAATTGTGTACTGAGCCTTAGGAATAAATGCAAATCTCATTTTGTAGCACCTTAGAATTGAACGTAAACAACAGTACCCTTAGACGTTACACCCGCGACTTGCGTCGCGTCCCCCATGCGCTCTACAACTTCATTTAATAGCGCCCAACCCTCTAAACCTTGGACATCGAAGTTGTAATACTGCGCGAGCGTTGCCGCATCCTCCTCCGCCCATTCGCAGCAAAGCGCGATCAAATCAAACTCGATCTGTTCGCCTGAATCTTGTTCGTATTCCTCGATGTAGTCAAATATCAATTCGAGCGCCTCATATGAGAATTGATCTGCGCGGTCTGAGTTGCGGAAAGCGTTGGTGAAGTCTGAAAGTCTAAGTGTCTGAATCATTTTGTAATCTCCTAAGGATATTTTGGTTTTTACGCCAGACTATAGAAAGCAAGCGGTAACAATACATGCGCCAAAAAGAATAACTGCAATAGTGTCGTGAATCATTTTAAATATTCCTCAATTTCAGTTAGTAATTCTGTTGCGATTAGTGGCGCGTACTGATCAGCGTTAGCGTTATATTCGCAGAGCGTATAACGTGCGCCGCCAACTTCGCGGCGATCAGCGTCTACATAATCAACCCATAACTTAAGATTGCGCGCCTCATTGAGCATTGACGGACAGACATCATTCTGCCAAGAGTCATCTACAAAGCCCGCGAGGGTTGGCAACTCGCCGTCGTAATTTGAGAATAGTTTATGAGTCATGATTGAAAGCGCCATGTCATGTAAGGGTTGATAGGGGTTTGATAGTCATCTGACCAATTATCTGCAATAACGCCGGATTGTTCGCCATTGTTCAGGCCATAAAGCGCTTGCTCGAATTCATCAGCAAAGCTAGCGTGTTGATCAACAAAAACGTAAACATCTTGCCCGCATATTTCTACAGTTTCTAAAGCTAACGTAAACACGGGCGCATCAGTCGCAAAGTCTTTTAAAGTGATTTTCATGATTGCAAAGCCTCGATAGCTGAGTGAAGGGAATCGAAAGACATGTCGCCGTCTGTCACGCCGTCATCAGTCACGGCGAATTTGTATCCGTCTTCGCTAAGGATTGATGTGACAACGTTAGACGCGAGGAAATCATCAAGCGAATTGAACAGCACATTGCCATCAATGTCACCGAACAAGGCGCCGCTTTCGGGCGCGTCTTGAATCGTACCATCGTCGTGAAGGTAAACTTTTACCGCGTTTGTGATAAGTGTAAGCATTTTTAACCCCTAGTGTGTAAAAGATTGTGTTACTTGGTGAACTACAAAACTAAATTTATGTAGTCATTGTACAGGATTCTTTTACACTTGCAAGCGCAATCCTCGCAAATCCTCGCAGCGATTTGTCAGTCATGTAAGTCATTTTGTAGTCATCGGATGACTTACAGCGCAGCCAATAAATACGCGGCTCTTGAAGGATGTAAGTCATGTAGTTATATTATTAGTCTAATATCAATATTGAAAAAACGTAGTAGATAAGTACTAGATAATAGCGGTAATCAAAGCTGCGCCGTTTCAAACCCAATTTAAAAACAATGACTACATGACTTACATGACTTACAAGGATTTCTTAGGACGCGTAAGGACTGGCGTAAAAACTAAGTTTAGTTTAGGAAGAATTCTGAGCGTGTAAAGACTTTTAAAACATGACTACAATGACTACATAACTTACAAGGATTCCTTAGCCCTAAGTATTCCTTAACCTGGACTAAGCATTCCTTAACCTGGGCTAAGCAATACTTAACTAAATATTCCTTAGTCCAGGCATTAAGGAATGTTTAGCGTCATTCCTTCCTAAGTTTTCCTTAGCCTTAAGGATTCCTTAGCCCAGGCTTGCGGCAGTGCAGCATAAAGCATTCCTTAGCCAAGAGGGGGGGGGTAGGGCCTTGCGCTGGGGGTATGTGTGTGCGCACTGCTCACAAAAACTTTGAAATTTTTTTAATTTTTTGCAATACAATTTACAACAAAAAGCATATATAATTTGCTCATGTTTGAATCGCTCCCATTCGCGCCTCGTCAAGTTAAAGCTACCGAGTCACGGCTACGCAGCATTTACGACGCTGCCCGTGCAGGATTGCGCGGAGACGCGTTGGCGTTTGCAGCAGGGATGTTGCCTGTAGAGTATCGACAACTCACGCAGCTTGACCCAGTAGTGGAACTTGCAGAACAGAAGGGACGCGCGGACTCCGAGGTTGAGATGTCTACAATCATGCGTAACGCTGCTTTAGCTGGCGACGCTAAGATGGCGCTAGAGTTCCTAAAGCACAAACACGATTGGGTTGCCAAGCAGCAAGTCCAGGTCGACGTCACGCAACAGATCAGTATCATCACTGCTTTAGAGCAGGCTCAACAGAGGCTCACAATAGATGCAGACGACGCAATATACAGCCCAAGACGAGATGACTCTAATGAGCCGTCTCTGGTCACCCGCAATCAAGGATGATCCGTTAGCCTTTGTCCTCTACACGTTTCCTTGGGGTGTGCAAGGCACGCCCTTGGCTAACTTTACCGGACCACGCAAATGGCAGCGGGAGGTACTCATCTCCCTCAAAGATCACATCAAGCAAAACAACGGCAAGGTAGACTTTGATACGCTTCGTATGGCGACAAGTTCTGGTCGTGGTATTGGTAAGTCTGCCCTCGTCTCATGGCTCACCATCTGGATGCTCTCCACACGGATTGGCTCGACCACCATCATCTCGGCAAACTCGGAGTCTCAGCTTCGATCGGTGACCTGGGCAGAGATTACTAAGTGGTTGGCGATGTCATTAAACTCCCACTGGTTCGAGGTGAGCGCTACCCGTCTCATGCCGGCTAAGTGGTTGACTGAACTGGTTGAGCGCGACTTAAAAAAAGGCACGCGCTACTGGTCGGTGGAAGGCAGATTGTGGTCAGCCGAGAACCCTGACTCTTATGCGGGTGTCCACAACTATGATGGCGTGATGGTGATCTTTGATGAGGCATCTGGTATTGATGACTCTATTTGGGCGGTGACCTCGGGCTTTTTTACCGAAAACACCCCGAATCGGTTCTGGTTGTCTTTCTCTAACCCTCGTCGCAATACTGGCTACTTCTTTGAGTGCTTTAACTCTAAGCGTGACTTCTGGAAGACTAAGATTGTGGATGCAAGGACAGTCGAGGGAACAGATAAGGCGGTCTATGAGCAGATCATTGAGGAATATGGTGCGGATTCAAGTCAGGCGGCGGTCGAAGTCTATGGCTCCTTCCCTTCAGCGGGTGATGATCAGTTTATATCGTCATTAATCGTCGATGAGGCGATGAAACGGGACAAGTACAAAGACAACTCTGCCCCCATTATCGTGGGAGTTGACCCTGCACGCTTTGGCTCGGACTCCACCGTCATTGCCATCCGGCAAGGACGGGACATTATTGCGATTAAACGGTTCAAGGGTGATGATACGATGACCGTTGTGGGTCATGTCATTGAGTGTATTGAGGAGTATGCCCCTGCGATGGTGGTGGTTGATGAAGGTGGCGTGGGCGGCGGGGTGGTTGATCGTCTCAAAGAGCAGCGCTACAAGATTCGGGGTGTGAATTTCGGTAGTAAGAGCAAAAACCCGATGATGTATGGCAACAAACGGGCTGAAATGTGGGGAGAAATGCGTAATTGGTTGAAAACTGCGTCGATTCCTAGTGACAGGATACTAAAAACTGATTTAATATCGCCTATAATGAAGCCGGATTCTAAGGGTACGATCTTTTTGGAGTCTAAGAAGGATATGCGTGCGAGGGGTCTAGCCTCACCGGATGCGGCAGATGCGATATGTGTAACCTTTGCATTTCCTGTGGCGCATAGAGAAAGTAGTAACAAAATTAAAGTAAGAAACTATTCGCCGCAAGGCATGGCAACTAGCTGGATGGGGTCGTAAAAGCAAAATGCCTAAGAGCTACCAACTCAAAGGCATTTTTAATCATAATGAAATAGGAGTTTCAAAATGACTAAAGAAATTATAACGCAAGACTATGTAAAGCAATTGTTTGAGTACCGTGATGGTGTTTTGTATTGGAAGGTAAATAAAGGTAAAGTTAGACTTGGGCAAAAAGCTGGAACTTTAAATAATAACTATTACCGCGTACAAATTAACGGAAAACAATATAGAAATCATAGGATTATATTTTTAATGCACCACGGATTTTTTTCTGTTCAAGTTGATCACATTGACGGCAATACATTAAACAATTGTATTGAAAATTTACGTTCTGCTACATCATTTGGAAACAATCAAAACAAAAGAAAAAGCGCAAATAACACATCAGGGCATAAAGGTGTGGTTTGGCATAAAGGGAAAAAAAAGTGGCAAGTACAAATGAGCGTTAACAACAAATATAAATGTTTTGGTTCTTTTGAAGATTTAGAACTGGCGGGTCTTGTAGCACAAGAAGCACGAAACAAATATCATGGAGAATTTGCAAATCATGGCTAAAACAGGTTTATATAGTAATATCGCAGCAAAGCGCGAACGCATCAAAGAAGGCTCAGGAGAAAAAATGCGCAAACCTGGTTCTGCTGGCGCCCCCACTGCTAAAGATTTTAAACAATCAGCTAAGACGGCTAAGAAGAAATAACTATGCCTGGTATGGACAAAGGATTTCCAAAAGCTGTGTACGGTATAGGTACACGCGACGTCTTGTATCCTGGTGAGTTAGAGTATTTCAAGAAAAACCCTAAGACCACCGGCATGGCAGCCGACGATGACATGGTTATTCTTAATCCGTACAGCACGTTGACTGACCAAGAAAAGCAAGCTGTAATGATGAATGAAGCGGCTAGAGTGCATATGCGTAAAGGTAATGTTGACCCGCCACGTTATGATTTAACGCCTGAACAAACAGAAGCGTTTAAAAGTTATGGTGGCGGAGATGCTGACGCTATGCGACAAACGCTTGCTGCGCGTATACTCTCAGGTGATCCATCCGCATTAAATGCAACGCCTGAACAACAAGAGTACGCTCAACAATTGCGTCAATATATGGGTGTTAAATGATCCGACTATTAAACGATAACATTGCGGTCAAACCCGACCCCTTCGTTCAATCTGGCCTCATTATCATGCCTGAAGAAGAGATGCGCACGGGTGTGGTGGTTGCAGTCGGTCCAGGCAAGAAGGGATCGAACCGCCCACTAATGGTATCGGTGGGGGATCACATCATGTATAGTGGCACTATTGATCAAGCATATGATGGTCTGCTCGTCATGAAAGATAAAGACGTTATAGGTACGGTATGAAAGATAAAGACATCATCTCGGTTGCCAAAAGCCGCTTTACAATGGCCGTATCGGCGTATTCTGAGAGCCGAGAGGATGAGCTAGATGACTTGCGATTCTACGCCGGAAGTCCGGACAACTCATGGCAATGGCCAGCCGACGTGCTTCAAACCAGAGGCTCCGTCCAAGGTCAAACCATCAACGCCCGCCCCTGCCTTACCATCAACAAACTCCCCCAGCACGTCAGACAAGTTACTAACGATCAACGCCAAAATCGACCAAGTGGGAAGGTAATTCCCGTGGATGATAAGGCTGACGTTGAAGTGGCTGAAATCTTTGACGGGCTAGTTCGCCACATTGAGTACATCTCTGATGCGGATGTGGCGTATGACACGGCGTGTGAGAACCAAGTCTCTTATGGCGAGGGCTATATCCGTCTGCTGACTGAGTACTGCGACGATAACTCCTTTAATCAAGACATTAAGATTGGTCGCATTCGTAATTCGTTTTCAGTCTACATGGATCCCACCATCCAAGACCCTTGTGGGTCGGATGCGCAGTGGTGTTTCATTACTGAAGACCTGACCAAAGAAGAGTACGAGCGTCAGTTCCCTGATGCGCAGCCAATATCGTCGATGATGGCGCAAGGTGTTGGGGACGCCTCTATCTCGCAGTGGGTGAGCGAGAATACGGTCAGGATTGCTGAATACTTTTATATCGAGCATGAGAAGGCGACACTCAACCTGTACTACGGTAATGTGAGTGCGATGAAAGGCTCGGTTGAAGACCAAGAGATGGCAGCAACTGGCATGAAGCCAATTCGCTCCAGAACTGTTGACATTAAAAAGGTCAAATGGTGCAAGATTAACGGTTTTGAAGTGCTTGAGTCCCAAGATTGGGCGGGTGCCTCTATTCCTGTGGTGCGAGTGGTCGGTAACGAATTTGAAGTTGATGGTCGCATTTATGTCTCTGGTATTGTGCGTAACGCCAAAGATGCGCAACGCATGTATAACTACTGGACAAGCCAAGAGGCTGAGATGTTAGCCTTGGCGCCCAAAGCCCCGTTTATTGGCTATGGTGGTCAATTTGAAGGCTACGAGATGCAATGGAAGACCGCCAACACGACCAACTGGCCGTATCTGGAAGTCAACCCCGATGTGACTGATGGTGCGGGTGGTGTACTGCCTCTGCCACAACGCGCGCCCCCACCGCTGCCCCAAACAGGTTTGATTCAAGCTAAGATGGGTGCTAGCGACGATATTAAAGGCACCACAGGGCAATATGACTCAAGCCTAGGGCAAACCTCTAACGAGCGTTCTGGTAAGGCGATCTTAGCCCGTGAGCGTCAGGCGGATGTCGGGACTTACCACTATGTGGATAACTTAGCCCGTGCTGTGCGCTACATTACCCGTCAGATCGTGGACTTGGTGCCTAAGATTTATGATACCGAGCGTATTGCTCGTATTATTGGCATTGATGGCGAGACAGACATTGTTAAGGTAAACCCTAATCAGCCGATGCCGGTCAATAAGATCGTGGATCAACAAGGCATTGTGCTTGAGAAGATTTACAACCTTGGTGTGGGTAAGTACGATGTGTGCGTGACCACCGGTCCAAGCTACATGACTAAGCGTCAGGAAGCTCTGGAAGCGATGGCGCAGCTCTTGCAAGGCAACCCCCAGTTGTGGGCGGTTGCAGGCGATCTGTTCATTAAGAACATGGATTGGCCTGGTGCGCAGGAGATGTCTAAACGCTTTGCCAAGACCATTGATCCTAAGCTCATGGAAGGTGGGGATGACTCGCCTGAGATGCAGGCTGCTAAGATGCAGATGGATGCGATGAACCAAGAGATGCAGCAGATGATGAGTATGCTTCAGAATGTGTCTAAGTCTGTCGAGGTTCAGGAGCAGCAACGTGCGGATTATGAGGCTCAGATCAAGGCGTTTGATGCCGAGACTAAGCGCATCTCTGCCGTGCAAGCTGGCATGACCTTTGAGCAGATTCAGGACATTGTGAGCGGCACTATTGCTGCTGCCTTGGATACGGGTGATCTAATTGGTGGTGCGCCACAGCGTCAAGAGTTTCAGATGCCACAAGAACAGATGATGCCGCCCCCTGACCAGATGATGCCCCCGCCTGAACAAATGCCAATGGAGCCACAACAATGAAAGCTTGCGATTTTATAGGTATGTTGTTTCTAGCACGGGATGTTGCACATTCTGTACATTTGAATACTCGCAGTTATTCTAAGCACAAAGCCCTGCAAAAGTTTTATGAGAATATCATTGAACGTGCAGATGACTTTGCTGAAGCCTATCAGGGCAGAAGTGGCTTGATGGGTCCAATTTCCTTGAGTTCTGCTAAAAAAACTACAAATGTAGTTGAGTTTTTAGAAGGTCAATTAGAAGATATTGAAGCTAATCGTTATAAAATCTGCGACAAAGATGATTCCACAATGCAACAATTGATAGATAATATTATTGAGTTGTATTTATCCACGTTGTATAAGCTAAGGTTCTTAGCATGATAATCCCAGATATTGTTAGTGATCCACCAATCACCAATCCTAACGGCTCAATGTCGATTAATTTTGTTGCGTCTTATGAAGGCTATGTGCTGAAAGACGCAATTGTCGGCACACCCGAATACATCAACTCTCTTTCTGCCCAAGAAATTAACACGATTGAGGTTGATCGGTTTAATGTCTGGTACGACATTGTTAACCCAGCGGCGGAGGAATAATTATGGCTGATCGCTATTGGGTAGGCGGTGCGGGTACTTGGGATGCAACCACAACTACAAACTGGTCTGCGACTTCTGGTGGTGCTGGCGGTGCTTCTGCCCCTACGTCTGCTGATAATGTAATCTTTGATTCGCTGTCTAACGCAACACTATATACAGTCACCGTAGGCACGAACGCTGTTTGTGAGGACTTGACGGTTGCTGGTCCATTATCAGGTAATGTCACATTCTCCTTGGGCGCTACGGCAGCTATTAGCTGTCATGGTTCATTGACTTTGCCAGCAACGGGGCTTACTTGGTCAGCTATTGCTAATGCGACAATAACCTTTAGATCAACCACTACAGGCAAAACCATTACAACTAATGGTGTTTCTTTGGCTAGTGCTGCCATAGTTTTTAATGGTGTTGGTGGTGGTTGGACTTTAGGTTCGGCGTTGACTTATGGTAGCAATAATCCGTTAGAAATTGCTAATGGAACATTTAATACTGGTAATTTTAATATAACTGGCGGAATTTTCAGGGTTACTACAGTAGGAACACAAGTAATTAACTTAGGTTCTTCTACCGTAACATTATCTAATTCTTCCGCTATTACTTTTTCACAAACAGCAGGGCTTACATTTAACGCTAATACTTCACAGATTACTTGTTCTGGAACTAGTCCAGCATTTGCTGGTGGCGGTCAGACTTTCTACAATGTATCGTTTACAAGTGCTAGTGCTGGAAACACAACCATTTCTGGCGCAAATACATTTAATGATTTAAACCAAACAAGCAGGAGTGCTACTTCGATAAGAGGTTTTTCTTTAGGCGCAAACCAAACTGTATCTGGAACGCTAACTCTAGGTGCAGCAAATACTTCTGTTCGCAGACTACAGGTACAGTCCGACATCATTGGAACGCAGCGCACAATTACTCTTAACGGAACGCTTGCCACATTAGCGGATGTTGACTTTAGAAACATTGCAACTGCTGGTTCTGTTGGCACATGGACAGGCACTCGGCTTGGTAACGGACTAGGTAACAGCGGCATTACATTTACCGCAGCTAAAGACGTTTATTGGAATCTTGCTGCGGGTGGTGTTTGGACGGCTACCGCTTGGGCATTATCGTCTGGTGGTGCTGTTGATGCAAATAACTTTCCACTAGCGCAAGACAAAGTAATTATTGAAAACACAGGTCTTGACTCAGCCGCTTCAATTTCTGTTTCACTTGCTGTCTATTGGTTTGGAGAACTAGATATTTCTACTAGAACTCTACCAATGACATTTGCCAGCGGTTCTTTTCAAGCAATCATTTACAAAAACGTAACGCTATCTTCTGCTGTCACAATGACTGGTACAGCCGCTTGGGTATTTAACGGTCAAGGCACTACACAGATTTTAGATACCAATACCGCTACGTTCACACCACCTATTACTATAGACTCCCCAACCGGAACGCTACAGCTAGCAGAGAATACAACTTGCTCTGCTGCGGTTACATTGACTAGCGGGACGCTAGACTTATCTAGCGGCAACAGGACATTGACTTGTCTTACATTTAGCTCGACCAATACAAACACAAGAGTCATAGCGTTTGGTACTGGAAACATCACAACAACTGGAACTGGAACTGTTTGGACTACCGCTACATCTACAAACTTTAGTCGCACAGGTACGCCAACCGTTAATATTTCAAACAACTCAGCCACCGCAACTAGTATACAAACTGCTGCAATGACTGAGGCGCAGGCTTTAAACTTTAATTTTACTACAGGTACATACACACTTAGTGAGTCAACTAATAATGCGTATATGTCTGTGAATTTCACAGGTTTTGCTGGAACAATCGGGGGTACTGCTAGAACTATTTATGGCAACTATACTTTAAGCACAGGAATGACTTTAACTGCTGGTGGAAACATAATTACATTTGCAGCTACATCAGGCACACAGCAGATTACTACAGCAGGAAAAACAATAGACAACCCCGTTACTCAAAACGGAGTAGGCGGTACTGTCCAGTTGCAAGACAACCTGACGATGGGTTCTACCCGCACATTTACGCTGACCAACGGCGCACTTAACGTCAACGGTAAGGTATTTACTACGGGAATATTTAGTTCCTCTAACTCCAATACCCGCACTATAAATCTAGGTACTAACGGGAAGATTGCGGTTAACGGTGGCGGCTATACAGTAACGACTACTGGGCTAACACTTAGTGGCACAGGCACGATCAGCATGGACTTCGCAACTGCTAAGACCTTCGCTGGTGGCGGTGGTGTTTACCCGTACACGCTAAATCAGGGCGGTGCTGGAACGCTTTTTATTACTGGTGCGAATACTTTTGCCAACATGACTAACACCGTGCAGCCCACTACGATTACATTCCCAGCGTCTACAACCACAACTTTCAGCAATTTTAACGTAAACGGTACGGCGGGCAATTTAGTGACGCTGAACTCTAGTTCCCCTGGAACGCAATTTACTTTGTTAGAAACGTCTCTTGTAGTTGTAAATTATTTAGATATTATTAACAGCGCCGCTACACCAACAAACACTTGGTACGCATTAGATTCAACAGATAGCGGCAATAATACAGGGTGGATATTTAATGTTTTACCGCCAGCATCTGGGCAAGAAAACCCAATTAGTTTAAGATCGTTTACTGAATACCGGAGATTTTAATATGTCAGCAAATCTAAAAGCTGTTACGACCTGTATGGGCTACCAGCAAATTACATCTTTAAGCAGCGCAACTAATCTTACTGTGCCTGTTCAAACACCAGATGGTCTAAACGCCAAACCTGTCTTTGCGCTGATTATTGCTGAAAGTCAAGCTGTTCGCTGGCGTGATGACAAAACAGCCCCCACCGCTTTGATTGGTATGACTTTAGCTGTTGGCATCCCATTGCAATACGATGGTGACTTGATCAACATTCAGTTTATTGAACAAGCTGCTGGTGCTACATTAAACATTAGTTACTACATGTAATTAAGTTTTTAACAAGGAATCACGTTATGTCTGTCTTTTTATCTCCGGTAGGCGGCGCTGCTGCCCAGTTTTTCGACAACAACGGCGTTCCTTTAACCGGTGGCAAACTATTTACCTATGCTGGCGGGACTACAACACCGCAAACTAGCTACACAACTATTGCTGGTAACGTCGCCCATACCAATCCGATAATCTTGGATTCGGCAGGGCGTGTGCCTGGTGGCGAGATTTGGCTTACAGACCAATCATATAAGTTTGTTCTTAATGATGCCAATAACGTACTCATTGCAACGTATGACAACATTTTTGCCATACCTCCTGTTTCCGCTTTAGATGCAGCGACCACACCATTAACGGGTTCTGAGATTTTATCTATCGTTCAGAGTGGATCAACAGTTAAAGTCTCTGTTGCTAACCTGACTGCTGGACGTGCGGTTAGCGCAGAGTCTGCGGTTGTTTCGGGCAATGTACTTGTTGGTGCAACTTCTACAAGAAGTGTCGGCAACAGTTTTCAAAATACAACATCATCTCAAATTTTTAACGAATTAAAAGCTACTGACCTTGCTGCATTTACTACTGTTTTAAATAGAAATGATTCTAATTCCGCACGTATAGTATTTGGCAAGTCAAGAGGCACAACGGCGGGAAGCGTTACAACGGTTCAAGCTAACGACAATTTGGGATCAATGTATTGGGCGGGTGCAGATGGCACGTCTTTAAATCCAATCGCCGCAACTATTGACGTAGCAGTAGACGGAACACCTGGGCTAAACGATATGCCTGGACGCATGGTGTTTTCTACTACTGCTGACGGTGCTAGTACACCAACCGAACGTGTGCGTATTAACTCTTCTGGTAACGTGGGAATTGGTACCGCTACGCCCAGTGCTCCGCTTCATGTTGAAGGGACGTTTAACAGTTTTAATCCAACTGGAAATGGAGTGCTTTTAGGAACAGATGGTGGGTACAGTTTTATTCGTTTAAACGAAGTCACTGGTGGACTTATTGATTTTTCAACATCGGGCACAGCTTTTAAAGGACGTATTGAGTACCTTGACGCAAATAATACAATGTCATTTTTTACCGGTGGCATTGAGCGAATGAGTGTTAGTGGCACTGACGGAATATTACTTAGCAGAAGCACTCCAATTGCTGGAATAGGGTCTAGCGTTTCTGTAAGTTACGTTCCTAATTCTGGTCACGGAATTACTTTAAAAGCAGAATCAACAGTATTTACCTACAACGCAATTAGATTTTTAAATATTGCTGATGGCGTAAGCGGCACTATTACCCAGACTACATCAACGGTTTCATACAACACGACTTCGGATTATCGCTTAAAAGAAAACGTATTGCCCATGATAGGGGCGCTTGCTAAAGTAGCAGCCCTCAAGCCCGTTACCTACACATGGAAAGTGGATGGCGTGGCAGGACAAGGTTTTATCGCCCATGAGTTGCAAGAGGTTGTGCCTGATTGCGTAACAGGAACAAAAGATGCCGTTGATGAAAATGGCAATATTCGTCCTCAAGGCGTAGATACATCATTCCTAGTTGCTACTTTAACGGCAGCAATTCAAGAGCAACAAGCAATGATTGTTCAATTACAGGCTGATGTAGCTGCATTAAAAAGCACAAACTAAGTAAAATATTGTATATTAACCGTACTGGTGCGCCCACCAGGGTTTCTTAGGAAACAAAAATGTCAGAAGAAGTAAGCCAAGCGGAAGTAAATCCCGCGCCGGAACTGGAAGCTACGGTAGCCCCAGTATCTGAAGTTCAAACGCCGGAAGTAGACCAAGACCAGCAGCCAGCCAAATCCTTTAGTCAGGAAGAACTGGACGCAGCCATTGGAAAACGGCTCGCAAGAGAGCAACGTAAGTGGGAAAGAGAGCAGGCTCAAAGAGCGCAACCACCTGTGCAGCCAGCTACTCCCGTAGCGCCAGAACAGTTTGAATCGACCGATGCGTATGTAGATGCACTTGCAACGCAAAGAGCCGAACAACTTTTGGCACAACGAGAGCAGAATAAGCAAAGGACGGAACTCCTAGAGTCGTATCACGACAGAGAGGAAAAGGCACGGGAGAAGTATGACGACTTTGAACAAGTCGCCTATAACCCAAACCTTCCAATCACTGATGTGATGGCTCAGTCGATTCAATCATCTGATATTGGTCCCGAAGTGGCTTACCACTTAGGCGCTAATCCGAAAGAAGCTGAACGCATCGCCCGCCTATCGCCAATCTTGCAGGCTAAGGAAATTGGTAAGTTGGAAGCTAAATTAGCCTCTGATCCGCCAGTTAAGAAAACATCTAACGCGCCAACGCCTATTAGTCCTCTCACTGCCAGAAGCTCGGGTTCGCCCGCATACGATACGACTGACCCACGCTCAATTAAAACAATGAGCACCTCAGATTGGATCGAAGCTGAACGGCAACGTCAGGTTAAAAAGCAGGAAGCGCTACGCAACCGCTAACTTACTTTTAGGAAATTATCATGGCTAATAGCCTTCTTACCATTGACATGATCACACGAAAGTCTCTTGAAATCCTTGAGAACAATCTTGTGCTCACACGTAACGTCAACCGCCAATATGACGACTCCTTCGCTGTTGAAGGCGCCAAGATTGGTTCAACTCTCCGTATCCGCCTGCCCGATCGTGCGCTGGTGACTGACGGTGCCGCCCTGCAAGTTCAGGCCGACAACGAACAGTTCACAACGCTGACAGTCTCCAGCCAGAAGCACATTGGTGTTAACTTCACCTCTGCCGAACTGACAATGCAGTTGGATGACTTCGCAGAGCGTGTCTTGAAGCCTCGCGTTTCGCAGTTGGCATCTTCGGTTGACGCCGACGTTGCGACTTCGTACAAAGGCATTGCTAACGCAGTCGGCACACCAGGCACTACGCCTGCGACTTCCTTGGTTCTGTTGCAAGCTAACCAGAAGCTCAACGAATTTGCCACCCCAATGGATCAGCGCTACGCAACGGTTAACCCTGCTGCCAACGCCGGTCTGGTTGAAGGCATGAAGGGTCTCTTTAACCCAACCGGCACTATCAGCCGCCAGTTCAAGAACGGCATGATGGGTGAAGGCATTTTGGGTCTAGACGAGATCAATATGTCTCAGTCAATTAGCAACCACACAAACGGCGATTGGGGTACTGCCATCACTGTGACTACAACTGTCGCAACTGAAGGTCAGTCAACACTCGCAATCAGTTTCACTGGTTCAAGCAAGACATGGAACGTGGGCGACATCTTCACCATCGCTGGTGTGTTCGCTGTTAACCCACAGACACGTCAATCGACAGGTAGCCTCCAACAGTTCACCGTGACTGCTGCGGCAACTGGTTCTTCCTCAGCCACACTGAGCATCAGTCCTGCTCTGTACACTGCTGGAAACGCATTGGCTACTGTGCTTACATTCCCACAAGCTGGTGCTGTTGTGACGATGTTTGGTT